CTACATATTTTTTTATTTCTTGTGGTTTATTGTTAACCTCAACTGTAATTGTATGTCTACCTTTAGTTAGATATTTCTTTGCTAATTTTGGATTGGTTACATTAAATCCATCTAAAGTCGATACTTCTTGCCCATCGATTAATAATCTTCCAGTATTATCTCTGGTTCCTTTAACACCATAAAATCCAGCATAAGGAAGATCAACTTCCCAAGAATTACTGAAAGTAACTCCTGCAGTATCGCTTCCCGGAGTATTGAGAGGAAGAACCGGAGATATTGCATATCTATTCATGAATGGACTCCAAGCATTTCCTCTGGTAAATCTCACTGGATACCATTTTTGAGAAGAACCCGGAAATCTGGTAGACCAAATTGGATTAGGTGGACATCTTCCAGTTTGTATTGGTGGTTGCTCTTGAGGGATGTTTGGCATTGGAGCAACCATAGATAAAGAAACTCCCATTGGATTTTCATTCCAAGATTTTGGAGAAATTGTAGTTTCTGTCTGGGAAGTTACTGCGGATCCTGGAACTTCAAAGGTAAGATCATAAGTGTTTCTTCCGTAAGGTGTCTTTCTTCTATTCGAAGATGTAAAAGTTCCTAAAGAAGTGGTAACCTGAATATCATCATTGTCATTTCTAGTTGAAGTATAATCCGCAAAAATTTTGTTACCATTACCCGCAGGAAGTTCCTTACTTTTTACCCCATTTCTAACTAATCCCTGCTCAACTCCTTTAAATTTTGTAGAGTCCTCTTTTGCCTTTACTTTGTATTTTACTCCAGGTCTTACCTTTATCTTCTCTATTCTTGTTTGTCTGTTGCTCTGAGCCCCTAAGATAGTAAATGAATCTTTGCCGTCTTCGGATGTGAATGAAAAAGATAAATCTCTAAAGGCACCCTGACCATATACTGTGAAATCTACCTCAACAAAATTTGGTTTAGTGGTAGTTGTAGATTCATATATTTCCTGATTACGCAATTCAACTCTTATTATATGACTTCCTTCTTGAACTGTTTTTTGGATTGGTTTTGGATTTTCTGCAAATCCATTTAACTTGCCAACTTGATTATCGTCAATAAAAAGAGTTGCAATATTATCACAATTGCCTCTAAAGATATATTCTCCAGTAATCGGAAAATACTCTTCCCATTCTAAATTAAAAACAAGACCACTATAATCACTTCCCTTTAAATCGGATGGAGGAACTGGAGAAACTGCATATTTGTTCATATGCTCTCCCCATCTCGGGAAGGTAACTTGATTTACTTCGTAAATTTCTCCATTAGAGTCTGTAATTGACCTTGGATTAGTTTGTCTCGAAGTCCAGTAAGGATTTTTTAATACGCTTTGGTATAAATCAATCTCTCTTCTAATGGGGTCTTCGGTTATTGATGTGTATCCAGATGGATCCCATCTACCAAGATTTTCGCCATTTACTCCAAAAGATTCTCCATATCCAACATCAGTATCTTCGCATAATTCATATTCCTCAAAATCTTCTTCTCCCTCAAATACTTCTATTTGGTCTGGAGTTTCTCCAAGAATAGATCTTAAAACAGTTCCGTTGCCAAATAAACAATCATCCTTTGCAATAGTGATTGGTGGATACTTATATCCATGACCACCTCTAACAACATCAACAGCAAGTAAAGAACCGTCTCTACCAATAATAGGATTTGCTGCAGCACCTACACCATCTCCACCAAAAAATATAATTTTTGGGGGTCCACACTCACGGTAAGATTGAATTCCGTCACATTCTCCAGTTGCATTGAGTAAGTCGTTAGGAGTTAAATCATTAACTTCATTGATATTCAGATATCTAATGTTATTATTGCCATCAGTAAAAATAAAAGTTGTTCCTGGATTATCTTTAGCGTAATTATTTGCTTCACAAATAGTTATTTCCGTAATATATCCAAAGTTTGGGTCTACATATCCGACTTTAATATCATCTTTTGTTGGATTAGAAAATAAATTAAAAGTCATTATTCTATGAATCCGATTTTAAATCTTCTTGATTTTGTCCAGGAGAAGCAAATGGTTTAGCTGGTTCTGGAGTTATTTTTGTGGTTGGGTTTTGTGCCTTAGAGTCAACTTCACCAACTCTTGGTTGTTGAGAGTTTGCTGCTGCACCACTTCCATTTTGGATGATAAAATAATCTGATGCAGGACAACTTGGAGTTAACTCACATCCAAAAATATTTAAAGATATATTTCTGAAACTTAAAGCTGAAGTAATACTTCCAGTTACATCTCCTATTAAATTTTTCTTATCTTTTACAAACTTGGTAATTTCTCCAATTCCAGACAATATATCATAAAGAAAATTATTCACATTGTCTAATATTTTAGTAACTGTCTTATTTATTTCTGGCATCTGTCCGGATATTATATTTCCAGTTAATCCTTCTACGGAGCAAATTGGAGTTGTTGGGGTCGATGGTTTTGTTTTTATCGGCAATTCTTTTTTTAATTGACCGTTCAAAAATCCTCTTATTTGATCACACAAATTATTGGTTATTTTACTGAATAAACAAGTAATTAATTCGGTTATTCTTTTTTTTACATCAAAATACTTATTCCTTTGATTTGGTGGTATCAAATTTACAGTTTTTGCTAAAGATTTATTAATCTGTTTCATTATATATTCCATAATCTTATCAAAGATTATTTTCATGTATTTTGCAATTTCACATGCAAAATTGTTAATCAATTCTTGTATCTGGCTAAAAATTAAAGAAACTGCATCAACATAACTTTGGACAGCATTCAAAATCTTATCAATATCCTTCGTTAGGTTTTCTAAAGCAACTTGAATTGCTTTTAATGCAGATTTGACTTTATCGCATGGTGAAAGAATAGCAGTCTTTCTGTGATAATAGTCATTTCTAACAATATCCGCTTTTGACTGCTCATGAACAGCATCTACATTTTCCTTTGTTGCTCCAGGTTTTGTGGGAGATGTTGGAGAATTTGCTGCTTCACATCTTGCCTTAATTCCATTTTGAACTGCTGTTTTTACAAAATTAATAAACTCTGGAGTTCCGCGAGTTAGATTTCTTGCCTCTGCTTCAGCAGAAGCACTTTGAATATCTCTTAATTGGAAAGAAGTTGGTTGCCTATCTCTTCTTAATCCATATTGGTCTACTTGAACTCCCGGTGGAATATCAGCACATTCTTGAGATGTATCTTGGTCTTTTGGTTTGGTAATTACAAGACCTTCATCCGGAACTTTAATATATGGATCTTTATTACCATCAGCAGGATTTGCATATCCGCTTACAGCAAGACTTCCTGGTTGAGTGTTTGTTACCTTGCTACCGCCAATTGATGTTGCAAGTTGCGTTTGTGCATTATTACCAAGAACTCCCATGATAACAGGAACTTGCTGATCCTGTCCATCAAGGAAAAATCCAAAAACAAACATCCCCTGCCTTAATGCAGAGGTTGCTCCTGCATTTGCTTGTCCTCCACCACCAGTCACGGGATACATTACCTGTGCCCAAGGAAGGTCTTGAGAACTTATTTCTTCTTCACCTTGATCATGAAGACCTATAATTCTAACTTTATATCTGCGAGATTGTCCAGATATTTGCTCTTTAGACTCAAATTTGCTTGAGAGCATATTATCTCTCCAAGTGGAATCGCTGGCAATTTGCCCTATCCACCAATTGAAATGTGCTCCAAGAAATCCTGGATTAAATAAGGTTCCTTCAGACATCAATCCTCGTAAATTCTACATTCCAGAGCATTTGGGTTATCATTACAATAAAGTTCTAACCCAGTAGGGTCATGATCATCATCTGGATGGTTTTTAACCCATCTTTCTAAAGATTCTAATTCATCTTGAGCATGTCTTCTTGATTGCGAAGACACTGTTGGGTCGTCAAGAATTTTTCTGTCATGCTTAATGTGTTGTTCTACATTATCCATAGTAGAATTTTTTTATGCTATTACTATTTAACAACTTTATATTGCATTATAAGATGGACTTCCCCTTTTTCCTAAAGAATCTCTAACTAAAGTTAACTTAGTATAACCACCATCCTTTAAACTTAAATAATGGCATAGTTCAGCAATAACATAAAACCCGCCAAATTGTTTATTAAGTTCTTGAGTATCCTTGCTTGATAGTTCTGGAGAGTCAATGAAAATTAAATCGCCCGCATGTAAACTAAAATCTGCACTAATTGTTATTGTAACCTTAGTTGAAAAAAACTGATTATATCTCATCACAGATTGATTCAAA